CATTTACAAGCGGTGTGGCGGTAACCATTGACCCACAGCTAATCACATTGTCCGTCCCAGTGAGTCCAAAGCCTCCTGCGTTGTGGGCGAATAGGTAGGCTACGTAGGTAACTGCGGAAGTATTAGCCCCGCTGCCAACAGCAAAATATGTACTGGTAATATTTACTGCGATGCCATTACCAAAAAGGTCTTGCGCCCCTGCTGTTTGTGCATCTGTCAAATTAAGTGCTAAATAATTATTTGTTGAACATCCACGATGATAAACAAACCAATCATACCCCGCAGTGCTTGTTGCTTTCACAATTACACACCCCGGCACAGCGCCGATGTTATGGGAAATTTGACGGTTAGCTGTTCCATCACCTGTCCACGTCACAATATCAAAGAACTTAGGCTGCTTGCGGAATGTCCATGAAACTTGAGTTCGGGAGCTTACATTTTCACCAAAGGTGGCAGAGTCATCCTGCATCGAAAACCCATCACTATTAAATGATGTAATTGTGCGAGGAGTATTTGAGTATGCTTGATTAGTATTGTCAGATTCTAATGGGCCATTAGTGATCCCTCTAGCAGAATCCCAAAGATTATTTGGTACTGCTAAACTTCTGCCCTTTAACCAAACCAACCCGCCTTTGCCAGCCAAGTCAATGCCATTGACGATATTCTGTGTAGAGCTGTTGCCTTTATAGAGGTAGGTGCTGAATACGTCTTCGATATATGTTGCTTGTGTGGCATTCCCCACAGCTTCTAATAGTTTCTTAGCCAGCATAATTAAGCATACTTTCCAACGTGAGCACCATAAAGAGTGCTATTAACTTTCCAGAACACCAGCGTGTTAGCTGAGTTCAATGTGGGAGCAACATTCCCTGTAGGCCCCACCCAAGTCATTGTAGGGAACGTGATGGCATAGGTGCTGCCATTGGTCAGCATAAGAACAATGCTTTGACCAGCTGCTAACGAGTCTGTAAGGGTGATAGCTGCGGAGGCCGCGCATGTCTGCACAGTTCCATTAGCTGGGTTCAGGGCTTGTGAGCCCGAAGTACCCAAGGCAAACACCGTTTCCGTATAGCCTGTGAAGGTTTTGTTCGTTAGTGTTTGTGTTGCTGTTGTTCCGACAACCCCTGTAAGCGTGTTGCTTGCATAGGCAATGGTTTTGTTTGTAAGGGTTTCAGTTCCTGTAAGGGTTGCATAACCAGCTGTAGGAAGATAGGCAGCAACCCATGCTGAGCCGCTATATACACGCATCTCAGGAACAGCTGTGTTCCAATACAAGTCACCAGCACCGATGGCAGCGCCAAGGGGATCAAGTGTTGGATTAGAAGACAAGGAGCCGTAGTATTGCCCTTTGAAGGCATTCAGATAGCCCAAAGCGCTTGTAGCACTACCAGAGGCTGCGCTGGCTGAGTTGGCTGCGTTGGTCTCTGAAGTGGAGGCTGCTGAAGCACTAGCGGCTGCGCTTGTAGCACTACCCAAGATGCTGTCCACATAGCCCTTAGTAGTTGCATCCGTGGAAGCCGTAGGAGTGCCCAAACCTGTAACCTTATTAGTCCCCATCGCAATAGCGCCGGACATAGTGCCACCTGTTAAGTCTAGCTTAAGAGCAGCTGCTGCATCTACGTAGGTTTTGGTAGTGGCGTCTGTGCCAACCGTAGGAGTTCCAAGGCCAGTAATCTTGTTAGTCCCCATTGCCAACGCACCTGACAAGGTTCCACCAGCAAGGGGAAGCTTAGCAGCAATGGAAGCATTCACTGTTGTAGCAAAGCTTGCATCATTGCCCAAAGCAGCTGCCAGCTCATTAAGCGTGTCAAGAGCAGCAGGGGCAGAGGCCACCAGAGAAGCCACTGAGGTGTCTACATAGCTCTTGGTAGCCGCATCAGAGGCATTAACCGGAGCAGCCAAGCCAGTAACTGTAGCCGAGGTTCCTGCATCCATATCCAATGAACCACTGATGGTTACGTTGTTGAACGTGGATGTGCCTGTGGAGGCAATATTGCCCGTAACGTTGCCCGTCACAGCCCCTGTTACAGCACCTGTGTGTACCCCTGTCGTATTGCCTGTAACAGCCCCTGTGAGGGCCCCTACAAAGCCTGTAGAGGCTGTAATAACGGTGCCTGTAACTGTGGAGGCTGTGGTGGCTCCGATAGGAGTGTTGTTAATTGTTCCATTTGTTTGAGCAACACCAGCAACTGTACCTCCTGTTACAGCTACAGCACTGGATTCTTGATTACCCAAGGAACCAACAATCTTAACGACAGCAGCTGAGCTGTCTTTGGTATACAGCTTCTTATCTGTAACATTAATAGCCAGCTCTCCTTTAACCAAATCCCCTGCTGCGGGGACAGCGGAAGCCGTGCTACTGTTCTTTGTGATAATTGTCATTTAAACTGCCTTTGTAGGGTTGTACCACTGTTGTAGAGGAGTTGCAACATCTCGTGGAGTTTGTGGCATATACGAGTTGTAATATTGCTGGAGTTGGTTGTAATACTCAGGGCCATAAGCAGGCATGCCCTGTGTAGGAGCCTGTAGAGGCGCTGTTGTAGATCCTCCTTGACTTAGAAGCCCTGTAGTGGCTCCCACACCTGTTAGGGTTGCCCCTGCTTTGATTATGTTGCTAATCTGCTCAGGAGTTAGGCCTGTGCTTGTTGTAGGAGCTGTAGGGGATGTTGTGCCTCCTGCTGAGGGAACACCACCCGGAACTTGGCTTAAAAGACCTCCTTGCCCCGGAAGAACTGAGGTTGGGTAGGTGGTAGCCATATTCACATCATAGATGTTATCGCCATAGGTTGTGTTTAAATGGTTTGCCAGATCCTCTTGAGTGATGCTAGGATTGAAAGCAATTTGCTGAGAAATGTCAGCAGCAATCAATGGATCAACACCAGAGGCAATTAGGTTTTGCTCAATAGAAGCAAAGTTGTTACCCACTGTTCCTTTAAGCTGCAAAGCATCAGCAGAAGCAAAATCAGCTGCTCCTCCTGTTTGAGACATCAGCCCTGTGTTGGTGCTTAGCGCATTGAGCTGCTGTGTTATTGTATCAACACTCAAGCCGTTAGCAGCCATGGAAGCAGCTAAGTTAGCCGCTGATGTGGACATTCCTGAGCTTGTAAGGGTGGAAGCAATCTGTGCTTCAGAGAGGCCCTGTTGTGCCAGTTGAGCCGCATCAGCAGCTCCAAAGCTGGCGTCTGTGGCTGTACTAACACCTGAACTTCCCCCTGCTCCAAAGGCTCCTGCGGCTTGCTGGCCTACGTAGGTCATCAGACCTGCTCTAATTGCATCTGTTGCACTGTTTCCTTGAGCAAGTTGAAGAGCTGCTGTGCCAAGAGGCCCACCAAAGTAGGCAGCAGCTGCGTTGGCTGCAAGGTTTAGAATGGAATTACCTTGTAACAAGCCTGCAAGTGTGTTAGAGCTTTGTCCAGAGGTATAAAAGACAGGGGTTCCATCTGGTTTAAACTGAACACGAAAACCTGTATTGCCTGCCCCCGCGTATGTGCCGCCCCAAGCATCGCCTGTCTGACGTTCTCCGTAGGTGTTTGCTACTGGCTGGTTTGTAACCTTATTGCCATATTCTCCGCTTGGTAGCACACCAAACTCATTAATGTTTTTAACACCAATACTATCTAAAACACTAGCCATTGCATCTGCATTAGCTTCAGGAGAGCCAAAGCCCTGACCACTCCAGTTTCCTGTTGTCCCTTGAGCCAAGATTTCTTCTCTAAGGACGGCTTGTGTAGGAGACTCATTCTCTGCTGGGGCCCATTTAGGAAGCTCAGCACCTACAGGAACATCTGGATCAACTTGAGGAGGAGCAACATAAGGGGTATCTACCCAAACATATGCTCCTTCTTGATTAGGGTCCATTGTCCAATAGCCTGTTGCATTATCATAAGCAGCCATATTATCCCTTATTCCTAAAAAGCTCAAACGTATTAATAACACTCATCACAGAACCTGCTTCAGAAAGGGCTCTAACTTCATCGCCTTCTTCTAGCACTACATAGCTTCCATCAAACTTAATAAACTGTGTTGGACTAATAACATAGTGGTAGATTACAGACATTTCTGTATTTGTACTGGAATCATACCAAAGAATATCAATATATTTATTATTGCCTGTGTTGTTTACAGCGTAAGCCAGTGTCCATGTGGCATAGTAGCCTACAGGAACTTTAAAGACGGTTGTCTTAACTGCCTGTGTTAATACTGTCCCTACTGATTGTGGTCGCATTTTGCTTTACCTTCTTTGGTTTTGGTTCAATAAGTTCTGGTTCTTCTGAGTATTCTGAATGCTCACGCATGTCAAGAATGATTTGCTCATCTGTCCATTCATAAACACACCCTGTATGCTTGCATTTAAATTTAGCCATATTGCCTTTCTTATGCGCTTTAAGTAAAAACACATGAAAAAGGCCCCTCCGAAGAGGAGCCCTTTATCGTTTACGCTGGAACAGCAAGTGCAACAGCAGAGCCGTCACGCAGTTCTTTAACACCAAACAGGGTATCAGCAGTGAACAGAGTACCGAGGTATTCTTGTTTGTACTGAGTTTGTGAACGAACACCCATTTGCTCAACGAACACTGCGAAGTCTTTATGACCCAGCAAAGCAACACGAGCAGCAGTTGTGCCACTGGTCGTATCAGCGTTGTTGGTGACGAAGACGGGGATGCCGTACACGTTACCAATTTCACCGTTACGGATGGTGTTAGCGCCACCAACTTCACCAACGAAGGCTTGTTCAGTGAAGCGTGCAATGCCCATGAGCGTGTTGCGGCTTGAAGGAGGAACCAGCAAGAAGCGACCGTCCATAGGAACGTCATTGTCATCCAAACGCTGGATAGACCG